AAACAACTATTCCATGTTTTATAAAAGCAGTTGTTTCTTTCAAGTCTTTTAGAAATTCACTTTCTGTTTCATCTTTTACTTTTTTACCAATTAAATGACTGTCAATATATTCAAAATCAAGCTGAATAGGTAGATGTTCATTAATAACATTTTTATCTCTCTTACTATAATCCATTATTGAAAAACCAACTACATCATTTGTTTCTCTATTGCGATACACATATACACCGTTATAAATTTCTTCAGAGTATGATGGTACTACTTTTTTAATAAAAACATCAAGTATGTCAAATTCTTGATTATAGATGTATTTAAAAACGCCATCAAAAACTTTTATTGTATTATCTGACATGCAAAACCCACCTCCACTTTAATCTGAGTTCAGAATATTCTGATTTACTCGAAGAGCTACTACGTTATAAAGTTCATTGAATACTGGGTCATTTTGCGGATGAAACAATTCTGAAGCAAGATTTAAGATTTGAAGTGCAGTTTCTTTGCTTTGTTTGGAACTAATAGAAGCCAAAGCTAGCAGTTTAAATTTATCTATTTTTTCCCCATTTATAACAAGATATTGAACATTATTATTTTTTGATATGACTCTTACTTGCCCAAGCTCATCATCATAAAGCGTCAGTAATTCAATTATTTTATCCATGTTTATCCCCCATTATTAATTACAAAAGGTTATGTTAGCATCAATTATTTGTTATTTCGTCAATTCTTGGTTGCAATTCATATTTCCGTTTGAAAGATGCTTCATATCCAATACGTTTTATTTCTTCATCTTCTGTTTTTGACCAAGTCGCATTTAACGTTGTGTTATTGCTATAATCCTGTTGTAGAAATCGTGCATATTGCCATGAAAGCATTTCAAATTGGTTAATAAACAAATGCCTATAATATTTTTCATTGCCGTCACTTCTAGATTTATATAGCCGTTGACGTGCTTCTTGTATTTTCTCTAAAGAAAATTTATGCATACCTTGCACCCCATATATATTTGGGGCGTTTTTTTGGTCGGGCAGAAACACCCCGCAAAACTGCCTCCTACACACGGAAGCCATTGCATCTTATATATTCCCAACAGCGTTGGGAATTACGGCAGTTGTAAAAGTTATATTACCAAAAATTACACATCTGGCAGGGGAGGCGGGACTCGAACTCGCAACCAACGATTTTGAACCAGCACTCTCCCAGTTAAGTTATTCCCCTATGTCCGAAGTTGGCCTCATATGTGAGGACGACTTCTCCGCCCCTTCTGCACTTGGCAGACGAGCAAAATAAATTTTATATAATGTCCTGCCCTAGTCCGCATAATGCCCGCATATTGCTATTCGCTAGCAAAACAGCTAATATGCTTTGTATGGGCAACAGAGGCGTGGCAGGCTCTGTTCATAATTGTAAATATGATTTATTCGATTTTTTAAGCTCCATTAATGTTAAAATAGCATAGTTTGCTATATCTTTAAGTGTGTCTTCGATACTTTCATCTACTTGAGCTTCTGCATTAAGTAGAGTCTCTAACCTTAAAAGTTTATCCCATAACCTTATTACAGCGCTTTGAAGTCCAAATTTTTTATATACTATGGAAAAACTGTCTCCATAGTCATGATTTTTTCTTTTGTAGATATCATATAATTCTTTTACAATTTCTTCATACAAATGTTTATCAGTTATTTCAACTATCCTCGTTTTTCCAAATTCATCTTGTTTAGATATTTGCATCTCATTCATAACAATATTCCACCTTCATATTTATATTCCCCACCCACTTTTTGGGTGGGGCGTATGAAAGGAAAGGAGAATGTATACATCTTTTCATTTTATACATACGATATATAAGTAAATTATTTAAGGTGAAAAAATAAATTTTTTATCTAATTGGACATGCTCCAGTAGCACATTCGTCATCGCTTATTTCATGTTCTTCTTCAACTTTTTCATATTTCAATAATAATGTTTCATCAAATGGTTTCATGTTAACCTTCATTTCCTCATATTTTTCTTTAGTTATTTGTTCATAAGGAGCAAGTGGATATACGTTGTTGTTTAAAGATATAAAAGTTATTCCTACAACAATATCCCAGTTATCCCATAGCCATTGTTCTACGTCATCCCATTCGTCTTCTTTTACAGTTACTGTTATACTTGCATTGTGTTCTACATAATGTTCCATAAACATTTTGTAGTTTTCTAATTGCTCAATTGCAGATACATCATACTTTGTTCTTGAAGCACCTGAGGCAACTGGAAATTCAATAACTTTTGTGGTGCACGTTTCCCAATCCTGTCCAACTTCTGGATATACATTCCACCCAAGTTCTTCTGCCACTTTGCATAACGGATCATGTGTATTTATACGTACTCTTCTGATGTAATAAGGACTATGAGAATAATGTAATCCACTTGAAACTGTTGGTAGCTGGCTTATTGTTCCTTCTGGTTTAACAGTAGTAGCTAATAGGGGCACGTTCACTTTTAATTCATTAGCATATTTTTCTAATTCATTTCTTATTTCAGCTTTTGCTCTTTTCAGAATATTTATTTGTTGTTCTCTAGTTAATTTACATATATCAACCATATCTTGCCATCCTGTAATACTTGCCCCGACTAATCTATCGTCTTTTTGATTTCTATCCCAATCTGGTAATTCTAAATCTACTAATGTCATACGTAATCCAATTCTTGCACTTAATTTCATTGCCTTAATAAAGTTGTCTTCATCAAATGTTGAATCTGGTTTAATAAATGCTTTCGCATTAACAGTTGTTAGATTACACAACTGTTTGTTTTTTAATAATACTTCTGCACAAGGATTGATAATTTGGAAATCTTTTCTTCTTTTTTTGGCGGCTTCTGCATTTATAAATCCTGGTTCACCTGTATTTTTAATACTCTGTAAAATTTCATGAAGATATTCTCTAGATGGTTTGGACGTAAAATAAATCGAATTATTACTCATTGTCCTATGCAATATTTCTGTATTAACAATTAAATTTCCGCTTTCATCGTAAGAATAAATGTTTTGTTTAGCTTTTATTATTTCTTCATCATCTGATAAACAAATTTCTGATGTTCTTCTAACCCCGCCGCTCACTACATTTTCACCAATAATGTTTGCTATATCTAATATGTCTATTGGTTTGAGTTTACCACCAGCATTTTTTAATACTTTATAAATTTTCAAAAACATGGTTTTTAAACTTTCATGTCCAGAAGCAGTACCTCCGAATGTTTTTAATCTTTCTCCCTTTGGGCGGACACTATCAAAGTTAACTTTAATTGTCTGTATATGGCTATACTCTGGTTTTATTATCAAATCAAAATATAATTTCAAAGAACCAACAAATCCTTCTTTACTATCTCCAACATATATTGTTGCTGATGTATCATCTACATCTAATATTGACAATTCTAATCTTTCGCTTTTCTTTTTTGGGGTATACTGTAATGCAAGTAGCTCATGATTAGCTCTATAATTTTCAAATTTTTCTGCATCTTCTTTTAAAATACGTATACCAACACCTGTACCTACCATAAGAAGATAAAATAAATCTATAAAATCATAAAAACTATTAAGAACTAATCCACTACAGTTAAAGTTAGCTGTAGGATATTTTTCCGCTGCAATTGTACCACCAACCCACATTGAACGGCCACTTGGAAACTGTCTTAAATTAAACATATTATCAAAGAGTGTTTCAGCCTCTTTTTTCATTTTTTGTATATCAACTGGTAAGTTATTTTTAATTCTGTGTTTATATTCTAATGACAACGAATAGTTAACAACTCTTTCACATGTTTCAAGCCAATTTTCACGTCTGCCTTTATCTTCTAACCATCGAGAGTAGGTTCTATAATAAACGAATTTTCCTAATTCAGTAAACGGTGGAGTTAAATTTTTATATTTTTCAATAAAGTTTTCTTCTAAGAACCTCATGCCAATTACCCCCATCAGAATTTACAATTTTTAGCTTAATAGTGGTGACGAAATTTATCCTTGTACTATTAGGTTAGTGTACTTTTTTTTAATTTTTATCACCTAAATTTTGTAAGATTAATAAACAGATATTATAGAAAAACTCATTTGTTGCCCGCACTTTTTATATACGAATGTAACAAAGAAAATTTAATGTGCATATTAAAAAATAATATTTTCTTAATTTTTATAATATTCTGTCTTTCTGTGTTCTAAAAAATAGAACACAAACTTGGTTCTGTGTTCTAAAAAATAGAACACAAAAAACGGCTGTGTTCTAAAAAATAGAACACAATTAAAAAGCAGAAATTATCTATATGTTATCGTTTACATCATGGGCGGAATTTTAATAAAAAAACATAAAATTAGCCCTAAACGCAGCATATATAATATATAAATAAATTAATAATAACTAATAATACCTCTTTTATATTTTTTCTTTTCTTTTTCTTTGGTTACTTTCTTTTTCTTTTCTTTTACCACCCCACCTCCACTCCGTACCCACATCAGCATTTTGTTAGATTTTTAATAAATTTCTCAATTTTAAAAATTATTTTTGTTGAAATGGAAAAAATTCAAGGAAAAGTGTTAGAAATTTTTGTTTTTAGCCTATTCTATTAATGAGTGGTGGTGATTTACTTGAAACAGCTTAATTCACGATACGAAGGAAAATATAAATCGGTATATTTGTTATTTATTGGAGATACACATTTGGGCAATAAATATTTCAATAAAAAATATTTGGATGAAGCTTTGTTATTTGCTAAAAGGAACAGGGATAGAACTCGTATATTATTAATGGGGGACATTATTGAAGCGGCTACTAAAACTTCGGTGGGGCGGGCTGTATATGATGAGGAATATCCTGCATATAAGCAGTTTGAATATGCTGTTAATATTTTTAAACCTTATGCTGATATGATTGATTTGGTGATTGAAGGAAATCATGAAGAGAGGATTATAAGAGATACCTCATTTGAAATTGTACAAGAATTTTGTCATAGACTTGATATTTATAATGCGTATGGTAAGTTTTCAGCAATTTTAAATATTAAAGTAGGTGATTTGGTTTATTCTGTGTATGCTTGGCATGGTAGTGGTGGCGGTGTAACTGAGTCATCAGCAATAAATAATTTATTAAAAATGCGAGATAAGGCTATAGCACATGTATATGCAATGGGTCATACCCATAAATTATTTTATTTTACACGAAAAATAAGTGTTCCAAATTTGGATAGTGAGAAATTTGTTGATTTGGAGCAGATGTTTATTAATACTGGAACTGCTTTAGAATTTGGTGGATATGGTGAACAAAAAGGGTATCCTTTTATTTCAGCAGGATTTGGCGTTGTTGAATTGTTTGTAGATAAACGTAAAATGGTTTTTCATAGAGTTTCAGATTTGATATAGTGGTGGTGGTTTAATGGGAATTGTTTCGGGATTGAAGAGTGTTCTTAATACAAGATTTTTACGCAATAGTTCTCAATCTATGAGTGATAGAAACATAAATGTTGATGATTTTGGCGGTGCAAGAACTTCTGTACCTACTCAGGTTAATACTGGCGGTATGCCAACAATGTTACCACGTGTAGCTAAAAGTCAACTCGGTTTAGATGAAACACGGTTTAAATCGTACGGAATTTTTGAATTAATAGATATTTTGATTGATGCTCATCCCGATGTATCTTATGCACTGTGGAATTTTTTGAGAATTGGTAATAGCGGGTATAGTATTCATGTCCATAAATTAGGTTCTGATGAACCTTATGCCCAGGGAGAAAAAATTATAGCAAGATTTATAGATTCATTGAAAGTACCAAATGTTAATCGCTTTGAAAAATCGAGGTCTATTGATAAATTAATAAACTTTTTGTTGCTCTCTGTGGTTACACGTGGTGCCGCATCATTTGAAATGGTGTTGACATCAGATAAGAGTGATGTAGCTTTTATTGCTCCAGTAGACCCTCAAACTATAACATTTAAATTTGAAAATAATAGATTTGTCCCTTATCAGAAAATGGGTACATTGTCTTTAGATATACCGACATTTTTTTATGAAGGTTTGGATGAGCTCATAGATGATCCTTATGGTCGTTCTCCGTTCTTAGCTGCTTTAAATATTGTTTTGTTTCAATTGCAAGTTTTGAATGATATAAAAGCCGTTGTTCATAATCAAGGGTATCCAAGATTTGATATTACAGTTCTTGAACAGGTTCTTTTGAATCGAATGCCTATTTCTATTAGAAATAATGAGGAGAAGAAGCAGAAATGGCTTAATGATAGATTGAATGAGATTATTACTATGTATAATAGTTTAGATCCAGATGATTCTTTTGTTCATTATGATAGTGTTAAGATTGATATGGTTGGTGGTAAAGCGGGTGGCGGAGCCTTAATTGACCCGCAAAAATTAATGAGCGCAATTGATAATTTAGTAATGGCTGGTTTAAAGACATTGTCAACCATAATGGGACGACGTTCACAAGGACAAACTGAATCTTATGCAAAAATGGAAGTAAAACTTTATTTGAAGAGTGTAGAAGCTATCCAATCTGTTGTTGCAACATTAATGAGTAGGGCTTTAACTTTGTATTTAAATATACGTGGTAAACAAGGTATTGTAGAATTTAGATTTAACCCAGTTGATACACGTACTGAACTTGAAAAGGCACAATTTGAACAAATCGCATTGCTTAATTATGCATTTATGAGAGATCAGGGTTGGATAACACAAGATGAAGCGGCTATGCTAGCAGTTGGGCATAAAGCTGTTGGTGAGCCTTTACAAAGAATAAACAGTATAACAAATAAAGATGGTAAGCCAGTTTCAGGAAATCCTGACACAAAACCTGATGTATAAAAGGAGATGATTTGAATGCCTGTTGAAGCTTATCATGATTTTCCTTTAGCTCCAAAGGACAGAACTTGGGATGCAAGTGAAGCTGAGAAACGACTTCGTAAGTGGGCTTCATCGGATGGGAGTGGGGATAAAGATAAAGTAAATTTTGCTAAATTAAAGCAATGTTATTTTTGGCATGAGTCAGGTGAACTTGTTAATTTTGAGCAGTTGAAGTTTCCGTATTGTGATATTATTGATGATGAGCCTCATGTTGTTCATAATGCTTGCCAGAACGCTTTAGCAAGAGTTGAAAATAGCAGTATTCCTGATTCTGATAAAGAAGAATTAAGAAAAGTGGCAACGAAACAGTTGAATAGATTTAGAGAAAATAATTCAGATGTACTTACTGATAATAGTGGCGGTGGAAGTGGGATGAAATATCTAAAACCTACTCCCGAACAACTTGAAAAAATAAATAAGTTTGCTTTGATACCATTAACAGAAGATGATGTGTTTGTATTTAATGATTTAATGATAGATGATTCTTTAGTTAAGTCCCACATGATAAAAGTTCATGATAATTTACTTACAAAGTTCATGCAAGATACAAAAAGTGGAGTTGGTTTATTGATAGGGCATAATTCGGATCAATTACCCATAGGTAGGTCATTTGATGCTTATAAAGTTACTGAAGTTGATGAAAATGGTAATGTGGTTAATACATTGTATGGTTCGTTTTATATAGATTTAAATCGTAATACAGAAAGTGGAATGACAACAAATGATATTGTTAAAGGAATTATGTTTGGAACTATTTTTGATACTTCTGTTGGGTTTAGAGCTAGTTCATATAAGTGTTCTATTTGCGGTAATGATATTAGGGATTTTGCTAAATGTCCTCATTTTCCTGGAGAAGTTTATGCTATTGAGAGAGATGGAGTTATACAAAACGAATTGTGTTATGCAATAGTTGGTGAAGATGGCGATGGCGAGTTATTGGAAAATTCCCTTGTATTTGCAGGAGCATGTGATAGAGCATCAATACAAAAACAATTTTCAGCAAATAGTGTTACAAATTTGAAAGACAGCACTAAACTACAAATGATAGATAATATTAAATCAGTGCCATTAGGTGCAGTTGTATACACCTATATGGCTAAAGATGGAGTAGTAATGTATTATACAGAACAAAAAAATGAGAATTTGAGGAGTGATGAGGATTTGACTACAGAAAAATTAAAAGAGATACTTAGTAAATATGGTGTGACATTAAGTGACACAAATGATGTTGAAAGATTTATTGATGAATTTGTGGTCTCTTTAAAAGAGCAGGCAGAGGAGAAATCTAAAGAATTGTTGGCGCAGATAGCAGAACGTGATGAAAAAATTGCACAGCTCGAAGCAGAAAAGGAGGAGCTTTCTAAGAAGGCAGAATTAGCAGAAGAATACAGGAACAGTTTGATTAATGATGCTATTGAAATGGGAATAAGAGCTCATGGCAATTTATTTAATGAAGAGCTGTTTAGGAAGTTTTTAAGTACCTTGTCTATTGAAGAAATCAAAGAAACTTATGAAAAATTCAGAGAAGAAGTTAATGCTAAGTATCCTGATGGAAGAGTAACAGAGCCTGAAGATAAAACTGATAAACAGCCAGTATTTGCATCTGATGAAGAATTTAGGGCTTATGTGGCAGAGGAAGCTAAAAAATATGCAGAGGAAAATAATATTTCATTAGCTGAGGCTACAAAGATTATGTATAAAAAGTTAAAGGAGAGTGAGAAATAATGGCTGGGCAAACAGCTGATTTCATTAAAACTTATGCTATCGGCGATGCCGATGGAATTCCTATGTATACTGCTGTCACGTACGGAGCTCAAGATGGTTATTGTGTGAAACCTACGCAAGATAATGATGTACCGTTGGGTGTTGTAGATAGTGATGAGGTAGTAAATAATGAATTTCATAATTACGGTGATTTAACAGGTAAGAATATTGCTGTTACTTTGGAAGGCATAGCTCAAGTTAAGTTAAGCGGTACAGTAAGTTACGGACAACGTGTTATATTAGGAGTTGGTGGAGTAGTAAAAGCATTACCTTCAACACCTGGTACTTACAATGTACTAGGTTTTGCAGAAAAATCTGGTGTTGATGGCGATGTTATTCCTGTTAGAATAGCAATTCATACTATTACCATAGCTTAATTAATGTGAAGGAGAGTGAGTTTTAATGCCTACAGTTGGAAGTGTGCATATTGATCAAGCCTTAACGAATATTTCTATAGGTTATAAAAATGAACAATATATAGCCGATTTGATTTTTAAACCAATATTAGTTAATAAACAATCGGATAAATACTATGTATTTGGCAAAGAAAGATTTAGGGTAGTAGATGATAGAAGAGCACCTGGTAGTGAATCTAATGAAGTTAACTGGAGACTTTCTAATGACCAGTATTATTGTGAGGGACATGCTCTTCGTCATCCAATTCCTGATGAAGAGGCTCAAAATGCTGATGATATATTTACGTTAGAAGCTGACGCTGTGGAAATGCTCACCGATATGATACTTTTAAATAAAGAGGTAGATGCGGCTTCAAAACTTCTAAATCCTGCAAATTATGACTCTGGACTTTCTCAAACATTAAATGTAAAATGGTCTGATTATTCTAATTCTAATCCTATAGCTGATATAGAAGATGCTAAATCGGCTATTCATAAAAGGTCTGGTCTAAGAGCTAATACTTTAATTATATCAGAGCCAGTATTTAATGTATTAAAGATACATCCAAAATTGATAGAAAGCATAAAATATACCCAATTAGGTGTGTTAACTAAGGATTTGATGGCTACTTTGTTTGGTGTAGACAATATTTTAGTAGGTTCTGCATTAAAATCGACTGCTACAAATCCTGGACAAGCTGACGTGCTTAATTATATTTGGGGTAATTCAGCAGTTCTTGCGTATATTCCTCCAACTCCTGGAAAGAAAATTGCTTCTATTGGTTATTCATTTATGTGGAATAAAGATGGTCAAGGAGCAGTAGCTGTAAGAAAATGGTATGAACAAGGAAGAAGAGCTACTATAACTGAAGTAGAAAGATGGTATGACCAGAAAATGGTATCAAATGTAGCTGGTTTCTTAATTGCTGATGTGATTACTCCGTAGAGTAATCTAATTAAAATAAGTTAGCTAAGGTCGCTACGGAATGTAGCGACTTTTGGCTAATAATAGAGAGGTGAGGGAATAGATGGCTAAAAAAGTGAAGTCGGATGAAGTAGTAGAAGTAGAAAATTTAGGGATGGTAGATAAACAAGAATTTAGAATGAATTTACATGAATTATTTGTTGTTAATTTAGTGCAAGGAGTTCGGGAAGTTATTGTGAAAAATCTTGGCGGTGGGGATTTGTATGTTAGTGATTCAGAGCTGAAATATGATGATTCTGATTTGGTAAAACCAGATTCAGAAAAAGTTTTTAAGAATCCTGATAGAGTGATTTTGTATTCATTTAGTAGACCACTTGTTGCTGTAGAGCAATATAAATAAGGTGTGATAATTATGGAAATTTTAGAACCTGGATTTGAGAATTTAGTACGTGCAAAGTTAGGTGTCTCAGAATATGAATTACCTGATGTTGATATAAATAATATTTTTATTTCTGAAATGGCTGAATCTGTTATTAAAAAGCGAGTGCCAGATTATAAGTTGATTACAGATGAAGAAGATTTGTTGTATTTAAAAAATGCTGTTTTGTCATATATTTGTTATTTGCTTGCCCCAAGTATGCCTAACAGAATTAAAGTTGATGTTCAGACAATTGATGTACGATGGAAAAAGAATAAAGTTGATTGGGAAGCTAATGCACAAAAATATTTAAATGAAGTGGAAGCATGTTTGAGTAATATTACAACTGTCGATGTTGTAGAAAATGTTATACCTGTTTTGCTTGATATAAAGAAGGGTAATAGAGTACCCATTGGCGGTGATTAATTTTGATATTGGAAAAACGACAAATTATTGAAAGCGAAGGCGTGATTGTTGATATTTTTAATATTGACAATGGTATAAGTGGTGTGATCAATTGGATACCTCAATTAACTACTAAAGCTTTAATTGGGAAAGCTAATAAGTCAAGTAACACTACTTTATCATTAGAAGTTTATAGAAAAGGCATATTTTTGCCTGATGTTAATATTAAAAATGGCACCCTTGTTAAGAACACCATTAGTAATGAATACTATATTGTTGTTGCTTCTTCAGATGAAATTATAGATAATCAAATAGCCAGTGTGAATACGTTGATGCTTAAATGTAATGCTGTAATTGATGTGGTCGGCAAGAAAGAAACAGCAGATGATGTTGGTAATATTTATGTGGATGATGTTATTAAAGTAAGTGATTTAAATATTTATATGTACAGTGATAGAGTAGATTTGACACAATATAAACCTGGGTTGTATCCTGACAATCAATACACGTTGTACATTCCAGCAGTTCCGATTTCTTTAACCGATAAAGTTATTCTTAAAACTGCCAATCCGCCAGCAAGTCTAAAAATAACAGGGATTGATAGTCTTAGCTATGAAAATTTATTGGTTATTTCAGTTAGCTCAAGTGTCAATTAGGGGATGTTGTTATGTCAAAACGTGATGATGTCATATTTTTTGATTATAAAAAATATGTTCATGATTTACGAGACAGAATGAAAGAGGTTACTATGAGAGTTCGTGATTTGTTACTGGAGCGATTGAAAGAATCAGTTGAGAGATTGCATATGAAAACAAATAAAGTTAGATTGGCTGGTGGGGATGAAACAAGTGATGCTAAAAGACGTAATGCTTTATTAAGTTCTATTGTAGCAGAAAGAGTTTCAGTTGTAGAAGGTGTTTTAATTGAAACAGCTGTGTCGGCAATGGCTGACAATTTTCCTGAATCACATATAGGAATTTATTATGAATATGGAACGGGAATATATGCAGAAGACATTCCAGAGGTTAAGGATTTGGGAGACCCGAATCCATATAGGATTGGTAAGGAGATAGTTTCACGGTCTCGAAAAAATGGAACGTGGCGTGATGCTGGCGGAAATGTTAGGATGACAGGTTCTATATTTGGTGGTGGGTCAGGAGAGAAGTTTAGAGAATACATTGGAGAAGATATTGTACCTCAACATTGGTTTGAGAAAACTTTTGATGAGTTTATTCAAAATGAGGCAATTCCAATGTATGAGAAGGCTATTTCAGAGCTATCCCCATTTAATTATATGAAAGTGAAAAGGAAATTTGTTTTGGGGAGAGATTAATGTGGCTATAGTTAATCTTTATAATGGTATTTATAAAATTTTGGCTAATGATGATGTTTTGTTAAATTTATTAGGAATAACAGATAAAACTGATAATTTAAAAAAGGCAAAGCGTATACAAAAACGAAGTCAACCTCAGGTTATTATTGATGAACTTCCTCTAATAACTTTTTATTCGCCTGCTGGGAAGCGTGGTATAAAAAATGCTGAGGTATATAATGCAACTTTTATGTTTGATATTTATACAAAAGATAATGTAGATTTGGCTTTAAATATTGCACAAAGGATAATTGAATTGTTTGAGAAGAAATTGAATCCAATGATGGGAGTAGAAACTTTTGAATCAAGTTTTGTAGAAGGATATGAAAGTCGTTCTAATTTACAAAATACTTATTGTTTTACCTTAGTTTTTGATATGTTTGTTGCACTTAATGATTAAAAATTGATAGTTTTTCATTAATCTTCACTATACTAAAAATGATGTTGTGAGGTTGGATATGTGTTTATAAGATTTTTGTAAGGAGTGATATAGATGGGCAAGAAGATGATCATAAAAGGTGTCGGCACAATGCTTGCCAAAAGAGTAACTGATGATGGTGCCGAAGTTATAACTCTTGGTACGTTGCAGGATTTGAAGATAAGTTTTAATGTGGAAATAGATGATATTTTTGGAGGAGATAGTTTATTTCCTATCGATAACCTTGTAAAATCAAAATCTATCGAAATTACTGCAACGGATGCGAAATTTGATTTGAGTGCTTTACAACTTATGCTCGGTTCTAATATAGAAGAGAATAAACAAGATACATTATGGGTATTGAATGAAGTTCAGACTGTTTCTCAAGGTACAAATGGTACTGCTACTGCTGGCGTGGTAACATTGAATTTTGGGTCAACGTTAGCTTCTGACCCAGAAATTACTGTTAGAATAAATGATACGAATCAATTGTTAATTCAAGTTCCTTATTCAGCAGATACAGCCCCCGCATCTGGTTCATTTATGGTAGCATCTAATGGCACTTTATATTTGGATGCTTCTTTGGCTGGTAAAGAAGTTGTTATAAATTATAAACGCACTGCAACAGTAGATATGGCAAGTATTTTAGCCGATGAAGTTCCATTCCCAGTAAGGGTAATACATCATGGTTCCTTCTTACAGAAGGATGGAACTTATAGAGGAATTGAGACAGAATTGTATGCTTGCCGTGCAAGAGGTTTGTTTACAATAAACGCACAAAGAGCAACAGCAAATGCAAGCGAAATATCTTTAATTGTGATAGACCCAGAAAGACCAGATGGAAAACTTGGTACTGTAAAGATGTATACAGCTACTTCTCATGTATAATTTTAAGTTAACTGGCAGAGATAATACTATCTCTGCCAATACATATTAATGTATCGGAGGGCGAATTATGGAGGAAAGAAATATTGCGGCGGAAATGAATAAAGAAGCAGTTGAACGTATTAAAGCTGAAGAGATGAAAAATACAGAAAAGATATTTTTTGAAGATGATGAAGAAATTAGATTAAGGGATGGGAAGGTTTATAAAATTCCACCTGCAAGTTTAAAAGATGCAAGAAAGTTAATGCAGAAATTAAAAACAGTAAATGTGGATGTTATTATATTGAACTTTCTTCCTTCTGAAGATGATGAGGCAACTAAACAAAGAGAAGAAGATTTGTTTGATATATTGATGATGGCATTTAAAAATTATCCAGAAATTAATAGGGAATATATAGAAGAGTATGTAGATGTTGAAATAGCGAGAAAGATTATAGAAATATTAATTGGGCTGAACGGTTTAAAAAAGTAGAAGTGGCGGAGGGGGATGGTGAAGGTTCACTAACTAATGACAGTAATATAAGAGATTTAGAGACAGGTGAACTTTTAGATTGGGGTGAAGTATTTTTTATCTTACACAAGCATTGTCATTTAAATAAATGGGAAATTTGGGAATATACTCTTCCTCAAATTACCGAGTTAATAAAGAAAGCTAATAGATATATACAGTTTGAAGTTGAGACACGTTTAACACCACTTAGTATATTTGGTTCACGTATAAAAGAGGATGTAAGTATTGATGAAAAAACTAATAGAGAAGATGATGAATATACAATAGCTACGGAAGATGATGTTATGGAATTTGCACGTTTGCTTGGAGGAATGTAGCCTGTTACGCATGTAGCAGGTATTTTTTGTAAGGTGGTGGTATTATGGCATTACAAGAAAATTCTTTTATTGCAGACATTTCTCTAGATTTTGAGCAGTCAGTGGCGCAGGCAAAAGAGTTTAGTGATAGTATTGATAGCATTGTTGCAAAATTTGATGCTTTATCTAATAAAGTTAAGGAAACTAATATAAATGTTTCAAAGTTGATAAAAACGGAAGTACAAAAGATAAATGCGGGCGATATAAAAGTAGATGTGGCAAAGATTATTCAGGAAAAAATTGAAAAGACAATAGAGAAATCTTTTGCTGACAATATAAATATTAAATTAATGCCTGGTGAAATTACATTAAATGAAAAACAACAGCAAAAGATAGCTTCAAAAGCTAAACAGCTTGTTGTTGATGCCGCATCTCAATTAAAACTAGAGAATCTAAAGATTGGGAAAATAACATTTAATGAGAATAATTTGGCAACTTTAAAACAAAGTTTAGAAAGACAAATAAATGAACGATTGCAATTAGACGATTTTATTAAAATAGATGAAAATTTTTCCATAAAAGCAACAAATGAAACAATAACTAAATTATTTGAACAGTTAAATAAAGAACTTGAAAATGAAGTTAATAATATTGTTTCACTCTCTAAAACTTTTCAAGCACTTAATGTAGACAGCATACAAAAATTTATATCTTCTATGAAAAATATTCAGACTTCATTAGATGTTTTAAATCCCGAATTAGAAAGTCTTAAATCGTTAGAAAAATATGATAATGTAAAAAAGGCGCTTGCTACATTCCGAGAAAATTATAATTTATTAAATACAAAGCTTGGCGAACTGATTAATTCTTTAGAAGAACTAATGGAAACTGTTGATACTAAAGTTTTAGAGGAAATAAATAAGATTTTTATAAGGTTAAATAATGTTATTTTGAATAATCTTTCTACAAGTTTAGAGGTAATTCAAAATGAGTTAGTAAAGGTGCCAGAGGGCACACTTAAAATTTCTCAATATAAAAGATTGGTCAAGAAAATTCAAACAACAGTAAGTAATGAAATAGATGCTCAAATTAAAAAAATTATTAGTGAGTATGAATCAGCTATAGCTACTATTTTTGTAGAGGCGGGCGGTAAAACAATAAATGTATCTACTTTATCTACTTTACAAAATAAATTAACTAAAGCTGTAAATAAAGCTTTGTCATCTATAGATTTTTCTCAATTTAAGATTGATTCATCTGATATATCAGCTTTGGTTAATGAATGGTCATTAAAACTTTCACAAGATATTACAGAATTTATTAAGAGTATAGCAACTTCATTTAATATAGTAGATGAAATGTTAAAAACAACATATCCTTTAATTACAAATTTAATTAACAGTTATTTTGAACAAATCAAATCAGAATTAGGTAAAGAAATAACTGTTCCTAAAATTTCAGTATCAGATGTTGAAAAATTATTAGGAACAAGAATACAAAAATTAGTTAAGGATGCTATAAAAAATGCAGTTATTGAATTCAGTTCTGATGGTGGAATAAGTGTAAAGGTATCAAAAAATGATATGAAAAACATAGAAAATTATTTAAGGGCATCAATTACAAACTATATAGAAAAGTTATCACAAAATTTAAGAGAATTGTCTGGTTTAAATTATGATGAATCTATTAATGCTTTAAAAAAGACAATTGAGACAGAAAGTGAAAGAATTGTTTCTAATGTAGGTAGTCAAATTGAAAATAATATTATTAATCTTTTTATCAAGTTGAATGAGATTAGGATTGAAAACATAGCCGATAAACAAAAAAATGCACTTGTTAGACAATATGAAGAAGCCATTATATCTTTTATAGCTAATGTTTATAGAGGAATAGAAACAGTTATAAAAATTATTGCATCATTAAATTCTTTAACCGAGGCAATAATCGGGCAATTACAATTTTATTTTGAGAATATAGATAGAAATCTATTAGAAATTAAAGCATCAAATTTTAATGTTGATTTTGTTTCTGTTATTAATAAAGTTATTAAAAATGTTGAAAAAATTATAAAAAATACAATTTTATCCAGCGTTGATTTTGATAATATTCAGTTGAATATTACTCCACTTACTATGCCTGTAGATACAGCTGTTAATAAACTTATAAAATTATATGGGCAAAAAATACGCAATGAGATTGATGCTTATATAGGAAAATTGAATGGTACAAGTGCACAAAGTGTTTCAACAGTGAATGTAGGAGAGGTAATAACGAAAATTGATAGCGTGGTTTTTAAATATTTGTACAATTATGTAAATATTGTATCTTCAACGTTTTCTGCTTTAGCATCTGAACCAAACATAAAAATTCCTTTAAAATCTTTATCTTCGGATGTACGTCGTTCAATTGCCCGATATTTGGATGTTTCTGTTAGTGAATTAAATAAGGCTTTCAAAGAGTTGGAAGGAGAAAGTGGATTAAAACTTGTAGCACAAGAAAGTGTTAATGCAGTGGTAAATAAATTTAATTCATCTTTAATGAGAGTTTTAAATCAAGTTGTTTCTATGAATGTTGAAGCTCTTGATGAAGTTGTTACTCCCGATACTTCTCTTGTAAGTTTTTTACGTACTAAACTTATTGATTTGCAAAAAGATATAGTAGAAAAAATTAGGAAAGTTTTAGATCAACAATTTAAATTATTAAAGAAAGAAATAAGAAGTTTAAGAGTTGAGCCTTATTCATTAAATTATCAAGAACCTGTTGTAATATCCAGTACAAAGTCAGTTAGCGGTGGCGGAACTGGAAAAGGTACAAGTGGTGTTTTAACAGATAATTTAACTTCTAAAGATTTGGATAGCATTTTAGGGAAATATTTAAAAGAAGATTCTGTAGCACATGAGAGCGGGAGCGCTTTAACTTATCGTAATATGCGTGGCGCAATTTTGAATACTATACGATACATGACAGCTGGTAGTATAGTTGGAGTTCCATCGTTTTTGTTTTGGGAAGCTTATGATTCTGCAAAGCAATTTGACCAATATCTTGAAATGGCAAGGCAGAATTTCTTAATGAAGGATAGCACTATGCGAACAGTTGCAGAACAAGTTGTAGAAGAGAAATATAAAAATAAAGAAATACCTGCTTCCCAATATTACAATGAGGCTGAAAGAAAAAAGTTGATAGAAGACACTGCTAATGACCTTGTTAAAATGACCAGAGATGGAGTTGTAAAAGAACTTCAAAAATATGCTATGATGTATGGACTAAATCAAGAAGATGTTGGAACAGCATGGTATATTGCATCTAGGAGATTAGATAATCCTTATGAAGCTTTACCTGTAGCTAAGAATATTGCGAAGTTGTATTCTTTTGAAAGGGATGCATCTCCTGAAGATCTGGCTACTGGGTTAGAAGCTATTCTTTCACAATGGAGTTTGCCAGGGCAAGCCTCTTCAAGGATAGCTGATATGCTTATAAAAGCTGATGCAATGTCTCAAGCGTCAATTAAAGATTTAATAGAGATACAGAAACGTGCAGGTGCTGTATTTGCTACTAATATGCCAGGTGCTACAAAAGAGGATGCTTTTGCAACTTCTTTAGCATTGTCTTCATTATTTATTCAATCAACTGCAAGGTCAGGAGCAGATGCAGGTACATTTTGGAAGACTGTTTTTGTAGCCCCATTTAGTGGAAGAGCGGCGGCATATTTGAAACAAAAATCTTTGATGCCAGGTTTTGAAATGTTATCGCCATTTGTTGCAACAAAATTACCAAATGGTCAGGTGGTAGAAGAACAGAAATCAGGTTTACAGATGTTTTTAGATATTCTGTCTGCTATGAAAAAAATGTCACCTGAGGATAGGCAGGAACTAATATATAAGGTGTATGGTGAGCGGTTTGGGTATGGTGTTGAAGCTCTTAGAGCTGTTATTGAAGATATGAATAATGCAGTTGATAAGATGGATATAAAGAGTTTTATAGAAGCTATTAAAAATGTTAAACCTGAAGAGATTAATAAAGCTATTATAGCTAGACAAGGTACTTGGGTATATAATACACAAAAATTAAAAACTATGTGGGATGCTGCATTTTTTAATGTTACTGATCAATTAAAAAGTGAGTTTGCCACTGTTATAGATGGTCTTGCGGAATTTTTAAGGATAGTGAAAGATAATGCTTCATTGCTTGCTTCTTTAATTAAGCTAGGAACGAATATAGCTATGGGGGCGGGTATAAAGTGGTTATTTAATAAAGTTTCAAACTATGCTGATAAAATAGATAAACAAGCTTTAGAAGAATCAGCTATAAAAAATTTTTCAGCTTTAAGAAGTGAAAGTCAGTTCCTTAATTTAAAGAAATTAGCTTTATATGAAGATTTAAAAAGATATGAAGAAGGTATTATGCATATTCAAACACGAAAAGCTGAAGTTTATGAGCCTTATAATAGATATAGTAAGGCTCAAGCTGAAATACAACAAAAGATGAATGAATTATATGATTCCGTTTCTGATAAAAAATTCATAAATCGAGATGCTTATTTACAAAGTTTGCAAAAGGAATATGCACGTGTTTCTCAAGAAGTAGATAGATATAGAAAGCAACTGGATGCATTAGATAATATGGAAAATCGTTATATAGAAGCACAAGAAAGGGTAAAAAATAGTTTAATGCAAGTGGATAAAGAAATGGCAGATGTTATTAATAGAGCACAATTATTAGATATGGCTTATTCTGAATTAGGTGTAAAAGGTCAATCATTAACAAGTTCTGTTACAGCTTTGGATTTAGGACTGAAGACAGGAACTTATTCAATTGAACAAATGGATTTAAAAATAAAGGAACTTGCATCTTCTTTAGGTATGTCAGATTTTTCTTTAAGAAATTTTTCAAAAGATATTGATACATTAGTTTCTAAGTTTAAGATGGGAGAAATTAATGCAAATGAATTTGCTTTAGCTATCAAGAATTTAGAGAGAGCTTATAAATTGAATAAACTTGGTGTATATAATACAAATGTAACTCCTGAAGAATTGATAAATACTGTAACTGCAAGGTCTTTATATAAAGATATTATGGAAAATTCAGACGCTAAAAAATCGACCTCATTAATAGAGAAATTAGGTACGGTTGGATCAGCTTTACCATTTGTTGAAAAAATAATAAAATCAAGACGTAGTGCGGGTGTGGCTGGTGAAGTAGCACAAATTGGTGAAGAAGTTGTAAAGAGTGGCATACTATCAAAAATAATTTCTGGTACTGGAAGCTTTATTAGTAAGTTTGGAAAGATTGGCGGAAGATTTTTAAATATAGCAAAAATAGGACTACGGCAAGTACCAGAACTTGCTTTGTGGACAGCGGGTTTTGATATTATAGGAGATATATTAGGTGGAGTTTTTGCTACTCCTTCTGAAAGATTAAGTCAAAAGGCTAATAAACAAAAAGATTTATTAAATCTGATACAAAATACAGCAAATGCTAATTTGTTAGGTAAAATTATTAATGCAGGATTTATACTTCCTTATCAAACAATAACAGGAAGTATAAGTAGTTTACTAGGTGGTACAGCACCTTCATTTAAAGATTATATAAATGCATGGAAGGCTTTGTTTAGTGGGAGAAATGCATTAGATAAATATGTACAACAACAGCTCGATAAAATAAATACTGATTTAGCTAAGGCGGAGACTTTGGCAGAAGAAGAAAACAAAGATAATGGTTTAAAGGCTAAAGTAGGTACTACAGATTGGGCTAATGTAGAAGATTTTGGTGGTTCTGGTTCTGTATCTAGTGCATTAAGTAATAAGTATGACTTATTATTAGCAGATTTGCAGACTAAATTTAGAGAAGAACAGGCTAAATTAATAATACAAGGTTATTCTGAAGATTCACAAAAAATGAGAGATTTAATGGAGTCTTTCTTAAAGAATAATATAGAAATTTTAAAGCAAGCAGTAAGTGAGTTAGAGATACAAAAAGAAGCTATAGAGAAAGCTTATCCTAATTCTTATAAAAATGAACAAGAATGGTTAGCTCTTGCTAAAGAAATTAATGACAAGAAAGCCCAGATAGCAGAAGCTGAAATAGAATTAGAAAATGAAAAATTTAGTGAATTCGATGCAATTATGAATAAATTAAACTATAATAAAGCACTTACTGAAGCTCAATTTAATATCAGTCGTTCAAATTTGTTATTGGGTGGGGCGGATGAAAATTCTGTTTCAGTCAAAAATATAGAAAAAAATCAATTACTAAAGCAAAATGAATATATTAATCAAGCTATATCGCAATTAAAAGCACTAATGAGTAATTATGCAGAAGGTGATTCACGAAGAGATAAGATTTTTCTTCAAATAATGCAACTACAGGCTGAGTCAAAGAATAATCTTGTAAAAATTTATAAAACTTTAGCAGGGTCTAAATCAACTTTTAATTTACCGTCAGATATAAAACCGCTTACTTATTGGGAAGCTGTGACAAAGGCTAATACTCATAATAATGTTACAGTGCGGTCAGGAGATGTAATTGTGAATGTGACTATAGATAATATGACAGGTTCGCAGAGAGATGTTCAAAAAGTTACAGATGCTATTACTAATGCTGTAAGAAATATACAAGCAGGTCTTGCTGATTCATTGACACGCCAAGTTAAATCTGGTATGGCAAGTAGTTATAGACCTATTTATTAATGGGAGATGATTTAATGCCTCAACAATATGTATATGGAAGTCCTAATGATAAATATAAAAAGAGGTTGTTTGTGGACACAGGCGTGGATTATATGGAGGTTAAGGCTCGTATTGTGGAGCCTTATACTCCTCCTACTCCTCAACCAAGCACAAAAGAATTGAAGATAGTCAATGCTCCTTCACATATACAAAATATGGGACTATCTTCTTATAAAGCTACTTTAAATTTACTTTTTAATGATAAACAGTCTTATAGTGAGTACCTCATGTGGTGCGGGTGGACACATAAATTTTATGATGAAAAAGGTAGTATATATTTAGGTAGTGTTGAAAGTATGAGAGTTTCAGTTCATGAGGCTGAAAGAAGATATTTAGTAGAGATAAATTTAATTTTAGTGAAAAAAGATGCTTATAGAGAAAAAGATAAATTTGAGTTTCAAGATATATCAGGACATTGGGCGGAACAGGAGATAAGAGAAATGGCAAATTTAGGTCTTATATCAGTTATAACTAATGATGGACAACCAGTGTTATATTTTAGACCTAATGCTTATATTACTAGAGCAGAATTTATAACATTTTTGAACAGAACAAGACGTTTATTAGAGAAGATTATTCAAGAGTAACATTAGTTACTCTTTTTCTTTTAAAGCCAATACTAATATGAGGTGATTTTTGATGGGAAGATGGATAGACGTTAAAGAGAGTGCGTGGTATTTTGCGGAAATAGAAGAAGCTTCAAGAATTATTTTAGAAGATGGACAGCCTTTTGTTGCAGGTATTCCATATAATGCATTTGAGCCAGATGCTCCTTATCTTTATGAAGAACATACTGCTCAAAAGGGGCAGGTTGTATTTACTTTAAGCAAGAAAATAATTCCCACGAATGCTAATCCTTTATATGTATACGTTGATGGGGTACAGACAGTATATAAATCTACAACAACTAATTCGGCTGGTACTACAGATGTTGAATTATATTCTGCACCTCGTGAAGGTGCTTTAGTGTCTTTTGCAATATACGGAAAACCTATTATAGATAAGTTTGGTAAACCTACGGTAGATAAAGCGTATAGTTATCCTAAGTATACATTACAGCACGGGAGTAATTATGTGTATGTGAAATTTGGAAGAAGTTTTAATGAGTATGTATATGCTTTTGGAAGAGCATTAAAGCGGGCACCTGTTGAAGATGAGGAGTGGACAAATACTTCTAATTGGGAAGAAATTGCACAAAAGTATATTGGGTACCATACAGATATGTATTGTGTTGCTCCAGGTGGAATTGTATATATGCCTTATAATTTGAATAATGTGACTTGTACTATTTCGTATTTGTATGAGGAGGATGGGGTATATAAAATAACAAATGAGACTTTTAAGCCTACAGCAAACGAGGTTTTGTATACTAATAGATTTTTTCCTAATGCGTATATTACACGAGGAGAGGCTTATGCACTTATAGATAGGTTGAGGAAACATTTTTACAGTCGTTTTACAGATAGAGAAGCGCCATCTAATGTGATGGATGAAACATATATAGCTTATGAGGCTCAACAAGTTTTTAAATTAAATACTCGTTATCCTGCTGGTACTGGTCTTTTGCAAGTTAAAGTAGATGATGTCTTGAAAACAGTGAATGTTGATTATATAGAATTTGATGATCATACAGTTTTATTTAAATATCCTTTGAAAAAAGATAGTGTTGTAAATTTTTCGTTTATTAAAGATAAGAGTACACGATTTGAAGATGTTGGGTATGATAAAAGCATGAAGGTGGTGGGTACTGGAGAAATTATACCACTTAATGGTTCTACTGCTTGGTGGAAAGATACTATTTTAGCAATGGAGGATGAAAAGTTGAATGATGGGACTTATTTGATTCAAGGATATGACAATGTGAAATATGATACTGATGGTACTATTTTAGTGGATGATATGTATAATCCTATATATGACCCGTCTCAAAAAAATCATCTATTTTTAGCAAATAGTTTACTTACACGAGCAGAAGCTGTAACATTTTTAAATCGATTTAGAAAGTGGTGTGTTGAAAGATTTAAGATATAAGGTGGTGACATTTTATGCAGTTTATTCCAGAAGAATTGTTGAAGGCTATAAGTACGAGGTTAAAAGCAGGAGATAGAAAACCTGTTTGTCGTGTTGAAGTTGATAGAATGGCATTCATTCCAGGAAGGGTAGAGGAGGTAGAATTTTTAGTACAAGATTCTGCCCCAGTTAATACTGTGCAGGATACTTGGTTTGATTCAGAGAGTTCGGGTATATCTAAGGTTAATTCTGTAGATATAGTATTTCCTGTTAGAGGAAGGTCGCTAGCTGATGTATCAAGTCGATTTGGTAAGCGTGGTAGCGGATTTCATTCAGGAATTGATATAGCCGCAAATGTAGGGGAAAGTGTGTTAGCGGCGTGGGATGGAAAAGTTAAAGTTGTTTCATTTTCAAATTTGTATAATGGCTATGGTCGTTATATAGATATTGTCCATGAAGGTGGTGTTGTAACCAGATATGCACATTTGCATGGAGTGCAAGTACGTGTAGGTGAGACGGTTAAAGCAGGGGATATTATCGGCAGTGTTGGTAATACAGGGAATGTGAGATATAATGGCAAACCAGTAACAGGAAGTTATTCTGACCCAAATTCAGAGAGGGCAAAAGGCTTGGGTTCTCATCTTCATTTTGAAATACGGTTACCTGATTCAAAGGGCGGTACTACCGCAGTTGACCCAGAACCTTATTTAAAAGGGACAAATAAATTATTTACGAAGTCTACAAACACGGGGACAGTAAATGATGGTGATATTTATATAGGATTTCCTGGCGAGATAAGACTTAATGAACGATTTGTTTCAAAAGATTGGTATAAAGCTTCTATGTATACTGTAGATGCTAATTTTAAAAATTATTCTTCTGTTTCGAGCACATCAATTGCAGGTTATAGTGGGACAGCTCATTCTTTTGTATTCGACCCTAAAAAAGTAAAGTCGAATGTGGTAACAGGGTTTAATATAAAACTTGAGATGAATAGAGAAGGCTCTATGGATATAGGTTATATTAGTACTCTTGGAAGTGCTGATAGGTTTAATGTTTATGTAAATGGGAAATTGGTTCGTACAATTAATGAGTTTCCTTACAATAAGCTTCAACAGCTGAAAGCGATTTATATACCAAAAGGTTCGGTTACAATAAGGTTAGAAGTTAAATGGACAAGAGGAAGTAAGGTTCAATATTTTGCTTTGACTAATATTTTTATTCAAGAGTTGCGGTCAGGAACATTAGAAGGTTTAAAAACTTTAGATAAGTTTATTAATTCAGATGCGGTTGTAGATTATTGGGATATGGAAAACATTGAAAGTTTTGTTTTTTCCGATACAACAAACAAAGTTCAGCTTCAAGTTGGGCAATTTGTGTATATGGATACATTAGTATTAGATAATGTACAAAGTGTAGATATTGAAAGCCAATATGAAATGGAATCGGCTGAAGCAAGAATAGTTTTAGTAAATAAGGAAGGTATATATAATCCAGATTATGAGCCAGGCAGTTTTCCAGATTTTTATAAAGAGTCTCCCTGGTCTTATTATGTTAATGGTACTCATGTAAGTGTTTTGAGCGAAAATACACCTATTAGAATTTATCTTGGTTATGGTAATAATCTTATGAGAGTTTTTACTGGTTTGATTGACAAGGTAGATATAGTGGGAGACACAATTACAATTACAGCTTATGATATGTATAAAAAAATTCGTGAAAAAGTCTTAACTGAAACAAAAGCTTATCCTAAAGAAATTGATCCAGTTACTACTTCATCTCTTGATAATTTATCACGAAGAGAAAAAATTATTTATGCGGCTCAGCAACAAGCGAGTAAGTTTGGCGTAGATTATAAATTTTTATTAGCTATTGCACAGCACGAAACAGGAATGGGAACTTTAGGCTGGGGAAGGCCTGAGCAGGGGGATTATATACTAGGATATGGTGCTTACAGTACAACAGATGCAGACCCTGCTTATGCAGGAATTGATAAACAGATGTATTATGGTGCCAAAAGAATGAAGGAAGCATTAGCAAGTCGTGGTGGAAAGGTAAGTAGTTATGATGATGTAGAATATTTTCGTAAAGGCGGGGATTTAGGTACAGCTTATACATGGACACCTGATACAAATTGGTCTAACAGTGTTTGGCAAATTTATCAAGATATACTTAGTAATCCTTCTAATTGGACGGTTAATGTTAGTGGTGATACTTCAGATGTCGAAGGGGAAAAAGTTGCTTGGGTAAAATCAGCAGTAGTTCAAGATTTGGTAGCTCATGCTGGAATGTTTGGATGGAGGGCTAATGCAGAAGACCTTAATTATCCAGATGCGGTTATAGAGGAAACTTATTTAATAGATGTTAATCAAGCTACAGGTATGGTTTTAAGAGCTTTACCTGGCATAGAAGGTGAATTTGTTATTGAACCTGCTTCTTCGATCTTGACTCCTCAAGGTTGGTTAAATCCATTTGTTGAAGAATATGGTAAAACTTTTAAAGCTTATGAATATAAGGTATCTGATTGTATAAATGAAGTAATACAGGATTTAAATTATCGTTCATATTGTGATAGATATGGGACTTATAGATTGGAAAGAATTAGGCTAAATAAGCCTGTGGTGGCGGAATTTAAAGATACAGAAAATTTAATTACTATTTCAAAAACTATAGATATGTCAAGAAGTAGAAGTCATCTTATTATAGTGGACGATAGTGGAAAAGAGCAACATTATATTGACAAAGAAATTTTAATGGATTTAAAAGGTGAATTGCGCACAGCGGTTATAAGTGTTCCCTGGGCAAAAACAGAAGCTATGAAAAGAGAAGTAGCTAAAAAAGCATTTTTTGATATGAAAAGATTAGCAAAGACACTTCAAGTGAGTATTGTTGGTAATCCTGCTTTAGATATTTTAGATAATGTTGCTGTTATCGATAGAAATACAACTACACGTTCAGTTTATACAATAAAAGGAATAAGACATTCGTTTTCTGTTGAAAATGGTTATATTCAAGTTATTGATTTAACATGGTTGAAGGATGGGCAGGTGGTATAATGGCTGGTATTGCGAACGATTATTTAATTTATCCTATTATGGATTTAGTTAGTAATATAAAAACTGAGAGAGATACTAATCCATTTGAAGGGGAACCTTCTGTAATTATTTATAGAGATGACCCAGAAAATGAAGATAGACTTACAGGGGTTAAAATGATATTTAAATCTCAGTATATGATTGAAATTACGTTAAAATATGGTACTTTTAATCCTTCTAAATTACCTCTGAATGTAGATTCAAATAGTGTAGATTATGATTTTTATTTAACAGAACGTTTAGATGAAGTATTTGTTTCCTATTTGGAACCTTCTGGTCAAGTGATAGAAATTTATAATATTACACTAAACTATGATGAGAATGGTTTATTGCAGGGAACAACAGTTAACTATGTTGATGTATAAGTAGGTGTTAGTATGGCGTTTGAAGTTATTTATTCAGCTGGTGGAATTATTGATAAGGTAAAAGAATTTCCTTATCCCCAATTTCCTAAAAAGGTTGTGCCTTTTGTTAAAGGGTTTAAGATGGATATACCTGCGTCTAATGATGTATTCAGTTATACTTATACACTTCCAGAAGATATGGAGCTGGTATCTATAGCTATGGCCTGTTCATCTTATGGTATTGGAGATTATTGGGAAGTACAGGCGGGGGCAGAAAAGATATGCGAGACTATATATACAAAAGAATTACCTGAAAGTGTTGGGATGGGGAATTATTTATCTGTTGTATATCCTCTATCTCAAAATTCGGCTATTACAATGTATTTTTATAATAATAGTGGCACAGCTAAACAGGTATGGTTTAATTTTAAATTTTTAAGAGATAAGAGAGGATGATGGAAAGTGGCGTGGGTTGAAGGTTATACAAAAGCAAGTTCTATTGTTAAAGACTTAGCAACAATTTTAACTACATCAGAAAAGGATGCAAATAATAACGTAATACCAGAAAAAAATTGGGCTTTGGTGTATCCCGATACATTAGATGCAATAGCAGATGTATGCATATTAAAAACTGTAACAACTCCTGTTAATGGAAAATCTTTGACGATGTATTTAAAAATAGAACGTCCTAGTCCCACGAGTAATTTTCAATACATTCAATTAACGTTAAGTGATATTTATGCATCAGGAGACAGTTTTCCAACTACAGGAGCACTTGTTTCTCCTACGGTGAAATGGTATTGGTATACTGACCAACCTTCATCTGCTACAACATCTGTTTTAGGAATAAATTTACCTATTCGTTATTATGGAAGTGTAAATAATGATAGATTTACAATGGTGTTGGAAGGTGACGGTACATTAAATTACACTGAATATAAAATTTCTTTTGGATATTGCGGAAGAATTCTGTCTTTTAAAGAAGGGGTGGATGATGTAGAAGGTAATTTTGCACTTACAGTTAAAACACAAGGAACAATAACTACTTCAACAAAATATGGTGATAATACTGCTAATGGAATGTCTGACATTATGATGTTTAAAACACGCTCTGGAGTTCCTTATCAACAACATTTTCCAGCTTTTATTACTCCATATTATAATCTGAAAAAAGAGACAAATGGATTTAATGCCTCTGCCTGGACAGATAAGTACCATTTATCACCAGTATATGTTGTTCATGGCAAGGATGGATATAGGGGTTATTTAGATGGGGTTGTTGCTTTAGATAGACAAAATATAGTTCATAAGGATGAATTAATTGTTACAAATCCCGATTTAACAGAAGATAGATATAAGTATTTTAATGTTCACACAGATTTATCATTTATGAGTAGTTCTGCTAATAGTTCGTATGGATTAGCAATTATAAAGAAATAAAATGAGGGATTAATATGCAGAATGTAGGCTTTAAGGGGAAGTTTTTTACAACTGCCCCTATTATATTATCTTTGAAATTTCTTGAAACAGGGGCTTCTTATTTAACTTTTAAATTTAATTATAATAGTGTGTATTCTGCTATTATTATTAATGAGCTATTATCTGCTATTAAGTCTTTTGACCAGAAAAATAGTATGGTAATTATTAATAATTTATTGGGTCTTAGAGATGACAAACATTCAAGAATTGATATTAATACATTATTTGGTGAAAAAGACTACAAAGTTTTTGTTGATAATTTATATTATGTCTCTGGAATAAAAGTACCAAAAGAAACAGAA